TCTACAACTACGAGTCCGGCAAGGTCCAAGTCCTGCAGATCACCCAAAAGTCGATCCTCAAGGAAATCGACCAGATCTCCCAGATGGAGGACTACGCCGAACTGCTGGAGTGGGACTTCACCATCGGCAAAAAGGGCAGCGGCCTTACCACCGAGTACACCGTCCGCCCCGTCCCCCGCAAAAAAGGCAGCCAAGAGCACATCGACGCCGCTTGGATCGAGGCCAAATCCGAAGGCTTCGACATCACCCGCCTGCTCACTGGAGGCAACCCCTTCAAGGCTGCCTGAAATGACAGATTTAAGTTGCGGAAGATGTATCCACTGGGAAAAGTTTGATAACCGTGGTTACGGTCTTTGCCGTCGCCATGCACCTCAACCTTTAGTCAACCAGCAAGTTACATATGGTGAAAAGGGTTGCGAATCTTATCCCGCAGTTAGCTGGCCTGTAACCGAAGAATTTTCGGATTGGTGCAGCGAAGGAAAAGAGTCGGAATACTTCATCCGTAACATCGGCTGAGTCTCGTCGCCCCCTTTACCGGGGGCCTTTTTACTGGTACTATGAGAGTGGGAAAAACTATTCAAATGGCCTCCAATACGCAAGACACACTGGCATCACTGCGTAAATGGAGGCTGGAACAAGACAATTCAGGCCCCTTCCGGGTCTACCGGGACATCAATAACAACATTTACCATAGTGTTACACACATCCTAAAGGAAACTAGCGACAAAACCGGACTGGAACGCTGGGAAGCCCGCTTGGGACCCGTCGAGGCAAGCTGCCAGCGGAATGTTGCAGCAACCCGAGGCAACATGGCCCACGGTCAGGCGGAGTATCTCCTCAAGACCGCCATGCAGCTGGCACGTTCCACTGCAAACAAGCGCAACTCCATCCGCTGGGACGAACAGGGACTGGCGCGTATTCCCGCCCCGATCACGCAGTGGGCACTCAAACGGGTCCGCCCCAATGTCCCCAGGGTTGGCTGGAGCGCATCTGGTTACGCCCGAGGTTTATCCGACTGGATCGCCGAAAACGTCACCGAGATTTTCGCCAGCGAATTTTCCATTCACCACCCAGCCGGCTTTGCTGGCACCTGTGACGCCTTGGTGGGGCTGAAAAATAACGAGCTGGTACTAGCGGACTGGAAGACCAGCGTGGGCCGCAAAACCAAGCTCGACGAAGACGGACTGGAACGCCTCCCGCCCGGCCATTCATACATTGACCAGTGTGGCGCCTACAGCCTCGGCCTCACCCACTTAACCGGCCTCAAACCAACTGGAGCAGCCATCGTGTTGGCACGCCGCTGCGGCAATCCCAACATTCACTACATGACCCGAGCTGAACTAGACAACGCCGAAAAGTCATTCATGACCAGGGTGGAGCTTTACTTCGACCAGCTGCAAAAAGCCATTCATGTCTCGGCCTAACGGCCTCGACGAAAAGCCATTCATGTCTCGGGCTTCGCCCTCGACGAAAAGCCATTCATGACTGGAACGCCATTCATAATTGCCATTCATGTATTGTTTTGGCCATTCATAGCCTCAATACCTGGCACGTATTGCTTGTACGGCCAATACCTACAGGCGCCCGATCCTCCCACGGTGGGAGGTCTGCTGGTGCTCAGCCCTCCGGGCTTCGCACATTGCGTCTCATGAGTCTCACTGAGAAGGGGAATGAGAACCGTTCTCAAGGCAAGGGCAGCAAAAAGGCCCCGACCATAAGGCCAGGGCTGGAGCGTATCAGCTGGAGCGTTTGCGCGATGGCTGAGCTTTGCCAGCATCGGAGCGAACCTTACGCGGTGCCCCCTTACCTGCCCGTGACCTTACAGCTGGGGCAGCTGGGGCCGGTGCGGAATCGCCGCGCGGAAAAATACCCATACCTTGTGGAAAAAGTTCGGCGGGTATGTCAGCTCCGCCGTTGATCCGCTGGCAGTCTCGCCAGTACGGCACAAGCTCCCGCCATAGCTGGAGCGGCCCTTCTTTACCGTGGGCAGCCTGGAGGGTGAGTAAGTCTGCCCAATCGCTAGCCTCGATGCTGGAGCGCTCAACCGCCCATCGCAAGTCGCGCAAATGGCGTTTCTCCAGGCGCAACTGTTCGCGTTCAGCCTCTCGGGATTCACGCTGGCGCCCTTTTGTCGCCCATTCGCCGCCGCTCATTCCTGGAGCTCCGCGTAGGCGGATTCGATCCGAGCACCGCAGCAGTCACAGAAAAGCTCTGGATCCTCCCAGTTAGCCTCAACTGCCACCAAGCCCCAACCATCGGTGCCGGTAGTGGTGGCGATGCTCTCCCGCTCAGTGGTGGCGCACTTGCTGCAGCAAGCGCCGCCATCGTTAAAGATGCCAAACAGCGGGTAACCGCCGGGCCACGCGTAGGGGTTGGAGCTGAGCTGATCGGCCAGCCTGAGGCTGCGTGACTGTGTTGTCATTGTGCCCTATGGGTGAGGGTTACCCTCTAACACTACCACCTAGCGCAAAGCTTGCCAGCTGGCACTGATGTAGTATTGTGGGGAAGCCAAACCGAGGCATCATGAAAAACCGCACCATCCACCCAGCAGAGTTTGCCGGCTGGCGTCCAAGCATGGTTGACGCCGCGCTATGGGAGACGATCCTTTGGGCGAATACCGACAGCGAAGGCGAACTATTGGAGCGCAACCACGATCTATCCGCAGCGTGGCGAGAGGATGTGGAAGCGCTTAACGCGCAGTTCTACAGCTGGCGTGATCTGGCCGGTGACGTGATGATCAGCCACGGCCTAGGTGACCTGGCGTTAGAGGATCTGCTAGGCGCCGACCGTGTGGAACACTCCTACATCTTGGTGCGTGACGGCCAGGGCGTCAGCATGGCGGACCGCTGGAACGATGGCCCGGAGCGTGACTGCTGCCTAGCGCTGGAATCGCTAGCGGTGCAGCAGGGTGAGATAGGCGCCTATGTCGGCGACGATGGGCGAATTTACCTAACCTGCAACGCTTGACGCCGGGCCGGATCCGGTTCTACACTCACACACGAGACCCAACCCTAAGGCTCACACCATGACCCGTTACACCACCGAACAACTGGCGTCCTTCCCCTGGATCGTCAGCACTGACACGCTTCGCTCGCAGGATCTGCTCTGCTCCTATTGGTCTGCAGTAGAGCAGCTGATCCAACACAAGCCAGAGGCTACCTTCGGCAGCTGCAGCATCAAGGGAATCGAACTCCTAGCAGCCCTGAACACTTCACCCACCATTGCCCGAGCACTTGATGGGCAGTTCTCCCAGCCTTGCGCCGAGATCACAGAAGCCGAGAAGCAGCGAATTGATGTCGCCCTGGAGGATCTGACAGAAGCCCTGCAGGATCTGGCACCTGCCGGCTTTTATTTCGGCGCGTCAGAGGGAGATGGCGCTTGCTTTGGCTTTTGGCTGTCAGAGGATTGGGCCGAGGCTTTGGAAGAACGCGGCATTGATTGCGAGGATCCAGCTGGCACGGCTGAGCTGATCCAAGCTTTCGACGATCACGGCATTGATGCCGAGAATCTGTGTGATGCCTACTGCGGCACCGCTGACGGTTATAGCGAGGCTCAGGCTGGCGCGGACTACGCTCAGACCCTGGCGGATGAGATCGGCGCGATCAACCGCGAGCTGGCTTGGCCGCATACGTGCATCGATTGGGCCGAAGCATGGCGCGAGCTGGAGATTGGCGACGGTTATAGCCTGATCCGCGAGACTCCCAGCAGTTGGCACGTTGTGCGCAGCGTTTGAGCTGACACCCCTACCGATCAACGGCCCGGCCAGTAGGTCGGGCTTTTTTCGCGGCGCTCGCTTCGCTCGCTTGCGAAACGTGAGAGTAGAGAGGTTACCATAAGGGCACAGCAGTTTGTGACAGTAACCGTGGAAGAATCCACCTCCCACGAAGTAACGAAGCCAACCAACGTTGGCAACGATGAGAGTAAGCGCTGGCGCGGTGGTAAGGGCTCCGAACTTCGGATGGAAGAACGGATGAATTACGCGTACAGCTTGCTGTTGGAGGGAAACACCCGCCGCGCTAACGCTCAGCTAATCGCCGATCGCTTCGGTGTGTCGATTCGCACCGCAGATGCGGACATTACCCGCGCGATGGAGATTCTGCGAACGGAAAATTCTGAAGGGCGCGATTCAATCCTGAACCAAGTGCTAGCTATGCGGCTGGCAACTGCGAAACGTGCGATGAAGCGCGGCAACTTCCAAGTTGTGGCGCACCTGTTGGATTCGATCGGTAGGGCAGCTGGCGAAAATTCGCAGGAAGTTGCGAGCCAGGCTGCCCCCACGCTCAATATCACGGTGGAGGATCGCCGGCAGCCTTGACCCTCGGCCGATAGTGTGCAACAATGGGATGTAAGCTCACCACGCTTCCCGATGACCAACCGCCTCCTGACCCTGGCCGCTCTGCTCACCGCCTGCGGTGTGCTCGCCATGGGCGCCGACAACGCAAACCAGCTGGCACGCTGTGAGTCTGCCGGCCGATCGGCGGCTGAGTGCCGGCTTGTTGTGCTGGGCCGCTAGCGCGGCTTGTGCCGATTGGCGATCCGGTACAGATCCGGCCGAATCGCTCGCAATCGGCTCACCGATCGACTAGACTCACACAGTAACGCTAACCCAAAGCGAACCGTGACCATCACCACCGCCGCCGCGATTCTGCTGGCGCTGATTCTTTTACCCCTGCTGATCCTGCTCTGGGCCAGTGAGTCCCGGCAGCAGCGCGCCAGGCGCTGGCGCCGCGCTGGCCTGACGCAGCAAGCCATCGCCGACCGCCTCGGCTGCAGCCGCACCACGGTGAGACGGCTGCTCGCGGCATAGTACAACTGCACTAGGGGGTAGGGTTCGGCGCTGCCCGCGGCGGGACGCCACCCAGGGAACCTACTGACACATTCTCAAATCCTTCCTCTGTTACACACCGGGGCAGGGGTTCGATTCCTGTAATACCCTAGAAAGTACCCCCACACATAAAAATGCCCGATTCTGCTGGAGCACTCACCCTTCGCTACGCCCAAGGCGAAGTTTTCTCCAGTCGAAAACGCTTCAGAGTATTGGTAGCTGGCCGGCGATTCGGCAAAAGTTATCTGTCATGTATCGAGTTATTGCGTGGGGCGATCGAAAGGCCGGGCGAAACCTTTTTCTATGCCGCCCCTACATACCGGATGGCGAAAGACATTGCCTGGAAAGTCCTGAAACGCCTCGTCCCGAAAGCCTGGATCAAGGCAAAGAACGAAACGGACCTCAAGATCGAACTGGTGAACGGCTCAACAATCGAACTGAAGGGCACTGAAAACGCAATGGCCCTACGAGGCCGCAGTTTGGCCGGCGTGGTGCTGGACGAAGCCGCATTTATGGACGCGGAAGTCTGGTTCGAGGTGATCCGCCCCGCCCTCGCCGACAAACAAGGCTGGGCATTATTTATCTCCACCCCGGATGGCACCGCCAGCTGGTTTTACGAACTGTGGCAATACGCCGATAGCGGCGACAAGGACTGGAACCGCTGGCAATTCACGACGATTGACGGCGATAACGTTCCCCCGGAAGAAATCGAAGCTGCCCGCGCCCAACTCGACCCCCGCACCTTCCGCCAGGAGTTCGAGGCCAGCTTTGAAAACCTCAGCGGTCTCGTCGCCATCTCATTCGGCGACGACAACATCGACAAAACCGTCCAAGATCTCCCCGTCCTACCCCTCTTGCTTGGGGTGGACTTCAACGTGGACCCAATGAGCGCGGTCTGCGCAGTGAAAAAAGGCGATGTGCTCTGGGTCTTCGACGAAATCATCATGACTGGCGGCGCCACCACCTGGGACCTGTGCGAAGAAATCCAATCCCGCTACGGCGTGGAGCGCCGAATCATCGCCTGCCCCGACCCCACTGGTGGCGCCCGCAAAACCAGCGGCGTTGGCGCCACCGACCACAACATCCTCCGCAAAAGCGGCTTCACGGTATCCAGCCCCCGCAACCCCTGGAAAATCCGCGACAAGATCACCTGCGTCAACACCGCCCTCCTCGATGCGACTGGAACCCGCCGCCTCTTCATCCACCCCAAGTGCAAAGAACTGATCAAATCCCTCCGCACCTTGACCTATTCCCCTGGAACCGGCCTCCCCAACAAAAATCTTGGCGTAGACCACGCATTTGACGCTTTGGGCTACCTATGCCTTCAAACCTTCAACCTTGCCAAACCAGAGAACCTGGGCAAGACCAACTATCGTGTGTGGTAACAGCGGTAATTTTGTGGCTAAAAAACCAACTAAAGCCCAAAAGAAGGTCGCCAAGGTCATGCGTGAGTACGGCAAAGGCGAACTGCACTCGGGCAGCAAAAAAGGTCCCGTGGTGAAGTCCCGCAAGCAGGCAATCGCCATCGCCATGAGCGAAGCCGGCATGGCAAAACCCAAGAAAACCACCAAAAAAGGTAAGAAATAATGGCTAAACGCGGCCTTTACAGCAATATCGCTGCAAAACGCAAGCGCATCGCCGCCGGCAGCGGCGAAAAGATGCGCAAACCTGGCACAAAAGGTGCCCCGACCGCTGCTGCCTTCCGCGCAGCCGCCCAAACCGCCAAAAAACGGAGGAAATAACCATGGCTGCCGTCGCTATCACCGCCAAGGACCATTTCACCAACATTGTTGAGTTCACTGGCGGCAACATGACTGCCGTTGACGACTGGATGGAAGTCCCCGCCCAATCTTCCAGTTACACCTTTGCTGCAACCGTCACCGGCGGCGCCAACTTCCAACTATCTCTGGAGTGCAGCTTCAATGGCAACGGCAACTGGTTCACCGTAGACAACGGCAAAACCATCAATTCCAACGGTCAATACGTCTACTTCTATGACGGCAAACCTGCCGCCAAGATTCGTATGCGTATTGCCTCCATCAGCTCTGGAACGCCCACTGTCGTCCCCCACATTGCAGTCGCTTATCACGGCTAATGGCAATCCAAACAGTAAACGGAGGCTGTGTTCACATCGAAATTGATGCTGAAGACGGCCTCACCCACGCCACATTCGTCTTCAAATCACCCCAAAACCCAGAAATCCTGGGCGGCTTCGTAGCAATGCTCGCCCAAGGTATTGAAGTGCTAGTGCCAATCTCCGATCCCGACGACGAGGAAGACGACGATGATTGATGCCAAAATAAGTACAAAGTAGGAGCCTAGCCGTGGTCTACAGCGCCAACGTCCCCCCAACTGGAGCTGTAGTCAGCGAATCGCCGTTCGTCCGCAGCCTAGAAGTCATCGGCATGATGCCGGACTGGAGCGTAATGGCCGCCGTAACCAACGGCACGAACTACCTGCGGGACATGAGCGAGACTTATCTCCCTCAGGAACCGCGTGAAGACGACGACGCCTACCAAACCCGCGTCGACCGCAGCGTCCTCAGCCCGTACACCAGCCGCCTAATCGAAACCGCTGCTGGCGCCATCCTCCGCAAGCCCATCCACATTGAGGGCGACCCCTACTGGCTGGAGCTTGCGCAGAACATCGACGGCCTTGGCTCAAACATCAACGAATACGCCCGCCGCGCCTTGGTAAGCAGTCTTACCTACGGCCACAGCGCCATTCTTGTTGACTACCCGGCAGCGAGCGAAGCTCGCAATCTGGCGGAAGAGCGTGCCATGGGCCGCCGCCCCTACTTCGTCCACGTCGACGCCCCCCAGATCTGGGGCTGGCGCAAAGAGCCTGGCACCAACCGCCTACTGCAGGTCCGCATCCACGACTACGACGTCCGCCCGCTGAACGAGTTCGGCGAAGAGCAAGTCGAGGAAA